TACCAGGGGCTTTGCAAGGTGTAGAGACTGAAAAGCATGAAACATATAGAGGAATGCTTGCTTTAGATGAGTATGGTACTAGGAGAATAAAAGCATGGGGTCAGACTATAATGGAACCTGCATTAGAACATTTAGGTAAAATCTTTATGGAAACAGCTCAGAATACATATACGGCTCATAAAGTATTTAGAATTATTCAACCTGAAGCAGGTGGCCATGAGGAAAGGAATGTTGAAATTAACGTTCCTGTATATAATGATTTTGGTGATGTGATGAGTAGATGGAATGACTATGCTTCAACTAAATTTGATGTAAGATATGTTGGAGGTTCTACACAACCAGTTAACAGATGGGCTTTGATTGAAGAATACTTTAGGTGGTTCCAATCAGGACTTATTGATGATATAGCAATGTTAGCTGAAACAGATATAAGAAATAAAGAGCAGATTATACGGAGAAAGAGTGTATATGCTCAACTTAAGCAGCAATTAGAGGAACTTACTGAAGAGCTGAAAGACCGTGATGGTACTATTGAAACACTATCAAGACAAGTCGTTCAAGCTGGAATAAAGGACAAAGTGAGGACAGCTGATACTGAAGTAAGAAAAGATGTACTTGAGACTGAAGCTCAGCAAAAGTACTTACGCAGCTTAATGAAAGATCAATCAAAAACAACAGAAAAAACAAGTTGAAAGGTGTAACTTAACGCAGTTAAATTAATGGAGGTACATTATGGCACTGCAAACAGAGCAAAACGATAACCTGTTAGAAGATAACAGCTCCGAAACTCAAGACATGTCTTCCGCTGACTTCTTTGATGAGTTAGATAGACAAGTAAATGGTGCTGTACTAGATAGTGCTGGGGAGACCGTCCAGCACGACCGCGTAACGGCTATGAATAGCCCTCGCGAAGAATCAGTCGATAAACAAGGTCACAATTACGAAAAAAGGTATAAGGATTCAAGCAGAGAGGCCACGAAGCTGAAAGGCAGACTGGATGAACTTGAGCCTTATGCGCCTATCTTAGATGATATGAGAGAAGACCCTAATTTAATATCTCACATTAAGGGATATTATGAGGGTGGAGGTTCAACACCTGGTAATCTCAAGGAAAGACTAGGACTAGACGAAGACTTCGTCTTTGACTATGACGAAGCTATTGATAATCCCGATTCTGACTCAGGAAAGTTATTAAACTCCACCATTGATGGTGTGGTGCAAAAACGTCTTGGTCAGTTTGCCAAAAGTTCAAAAGAAGAAAGTCAACGCGTTACAGCTGAACAAGACTTTCGTAGTAGGCATCAACTAAGCGATGACCAGTTTCAACAAGTTGTGCAATATGCACAATCGAGACCTCTAACTTACGATGATGTTTATTATTTGATGCATAGAGGCAAGAAGGATGATAAAATAGCTCAGAATACAAAAGGCGAAATGATGGAGCAAATGAAGAAAGTTCGTGAAAGACCTTCTTCAGCAGCTTCAGCAGGTTCTAGTGGTAGCTCAACTCCTGGGTCGGGTGATGATCGAGTGTTTGACGCTCTCATGGATATAGATAAGGAAATGGAACAGGCTTTTAGTTTATAATAATTAAAAGTCTTAATTGTTAACTTAAAGGTAAATAAATGTCTGATATTTTTACACTTGGAACCGTTTCTGATGTTGCGACTTGGTCTGATGGTACATCTAAAGATACTGGTGATCTTAGGCGAAGGTATAATTTTGGAGACCGTGTCTCTGAATTAGCCATCGCACAGGACCCTTTCTTTCGATTTGTATCAAAAGTAGCTAAGAAGCCAACTGACGATCCAGAGTTCAAGTTTACTGAAAGACGACCTTCTTACCATAAACGTTATGCATATGTATCTGGTTGGGTAGATAATGCTGGTGTAGACAATCTTGGTGGTACAGGTGGGGATGCTGATTTAGTCATGTCTAATGATGGCGGAACTCCCGCTGCAGCTTCTACTGGAGACACATTCAAGGTTTATATGTCAACTGATTATGAATCCGCTGGTAACATGCAAAACGTTCAAGGGCAATCAACAGGTAAAATCGACGTTGGAGCTTCAGGTACAAGACCTACATTCTTCTTGCCAGACCAGGTAGTTAGAGTGCCGTTGTCAAGTACTGACGGTGGAGGCTCTGGAAGTGCCGCTGCTGGAGGATACATCCTTGGTCGAATTAAATCTGTTACAGATTCTCTTACTAAAGATAGTAGAGAATGTGTATTGTTAACTTGTGAACTCATTAAAGCCGCTGCAAGTGGTTATATCTACTTAGCTGGATGGCATAATGACGATGTTGGTTACGGCAAAGTTGAAGCTGACGCAGCTGTTCACGATCAAAGTATCTCTGATACATTAGAACTATTTAGAACTTATGTTGTAGGTAGCGCTCATGGACAAGGTACTGGATACCCTGAGACTTGGAAAGATCAACCTTTTACGACTGGTTTTGGACTAACTCAGATTTTCAAAACTGCTATAGCTATGGATAACACAACTCGTGCTACCGTGCTAAAGTATGAACCTAATGAGTTTGCTCGAATCTGGCGTGAAAAGCTGATTGAGCACAAGTATGATATCGAAACAGCGTTACTATTCGGCTCACAAGGCAGTGTAAGTGACGTTCAATATACTCAAGGTGCAGTGGATTTCGTTTCCAGTTATGGAAATGTTTTCTCATTGACACATTCTACTAAGACTCAAGATGATTTTCTTGATGACTTAAGTAAATTCCTTGATCCTCGATATAATAATGCTAACGCTACCGTATTCTTCTGTGATACTGCAACTTATAATTGGTTGCATAAACTCAGTGGATATATGGCTAACAATCTTGGTATGATTGGACCTGGAAATACAACACCTGATGACGCTGGTTACGGTAGAGCTAATATGGCTCTGACTGGTAAAACCAAAGCATTTGGTATTGATATTAATGTTATTAGTACTCCTTATGGCGACATGAGAGTTGTACGTAACATTCACTTAGATAAGTCATCGATCAAATTAATCGGAATTAACATGAGATACTGTGCATACAGACCTCTAGTTGGTAACGGTTTAAATCGTGATACTTCTATCTATGTTGGAGTCCAGACCCTTGAAAACAGTGGTGTTGACCGCAGAGTTGACTTAATTCAGACCGAAGCTGGGATGGAATGGCAAATGCCTGAAGCCCATGCTTATTGGTCTTAATTAAGAAGGTGAATCATGGCAAAAGGTAAAAACCCATTATATGGGCAAAACTCATTCGACAAAAGAGTTGGTGAAAGATTGTTTGCAGAAGCTGGAACGCTTCTTGAACATGAAAACTCAACTGACGCTCTCGACATAGCTTCTTACAGCATTCCAGCTGATAAGTTGCAAGTTGGGGACATCGTTAGAATCAAAGTTTTCTGTACAGTTCTTGATAATAATGGTACAGATACCTTAACTCCTATTCTTAAGTTCGGTGGAACAGCTATCGCTACTGGAGCAGCTCTAGACGTTGCTGATAGTGATATCGTTTATGCATGGGCTGATGTTCATGTAACAACTGAAGGTAGTGCAGGGACTATGACAGCGATTGCTGAAATAAGAACTGATGCAGTTGGTGGCACTTCTGTGACCGCCGCAACTAATCTAACATCAAAAGATACAACATCTGCTATAGATGTAGTTCTTAATGTTGATTGGGATGCTGCACACGCTGATAACGAAGTTAGAATAGATGCTTTTAGTGTCGAACTAGTATAAAAAATCTGAAGTTCGTGAGGTAATAGCACGATATAAAGATTCAAGTATAGGGAGGCTCGATACTTCCCTATACTACTATTTTAAATATTTGTCAGGGGGTGGAGCTGCTTTCTTTTTCCTCCTTTTTTATGAAGGTAGTTTCATTACCCTGGCGTTTTAACTGGGTAAAATATGGCAACAACGAATATATCTACTGAAATAGTATCAATTACAGGGGTATCTGCTCATGGAGCTTCTGATGATTTCATTGTATCTGCACAGAAGTTTGTAGTAGCAAGTGTTCCTAAAGAATTATTAAGATGGGCTGCTTCTGAAACAGTTCCTGCAACTCATGGTGGAGATGCTGACCCTCAACAAGTTACGATACCAACAGGTACAGATAGTATTATATCAGTAAGGAGGGATTCTTATGTAGCTCAAGAAGTTGGAATTGAAGATAGAGGATTTATTTCAAATAGCAATAGTCTTCGATTAGCTACTAATACATTTCCAAAATATTTTGTAGCTGATGCAAATAGAATTATTGTAAAGCCAGACCCTGATAGTACATATAAAATTTATGTGACATACGTAGATTATTCTAATTTAGATGATGATTCTGATTTAAGGGATGCAGTGGTTTATAGGGCATGTTCAAGTGAGTATTCAAAACTTGCTACTGCTGAATTACCTACTGTATCTATAGCTGCAGTTCCTCCTGATGTACCGTCATTAGCGACTGTTAGTTTTACTCAATCAAATGCACTAAGTATTTCAGCTACAACTCCAACTGCGATATCACTTACATCTGTTTCTTATACTAGTGTAGATAGTGATGTAGATGCTTCGGCTCCGACTGTTGCAACTGCAGTTGTTGCGGCTGGTGGAGTATTCGGAGCTAGTACAGCACCAGCCTATTCTAAGCCAGGTCATCCAACTCAAGTATCATTTGAAGATTGGTGGGAAGCAGAAGAAGATAGTAATCCATTTGGAGATAATGACCCAGGTGTTTTTGGTATTGCAGCTAATGCTCCATCTACTCCTAGTTTAACATCAGTTATATTTACTTCTATTGATAGTGCGTTGGATGCATTAGCTCCTGTAT